GGCCAACTTTGCTTACGCTTATAGTCTTGGGCAGACTCCGCGTGGGCGAACCACACGGATTTTTGTTTTTATTTTTATTTTTAATTTAGAGCTACCAAAAACGCCTGTCGCATCTAGTGCGAACAGGGTTGTCTATGAAACAATCAAAGATGTGAGAATACCTAACTACATTATTATTAGGTAAGCCATTAAATAAATCAACTATTACTTTATTCATAGGCCCACGATTGGGGTCGGGATAAGATGGTTGAATCACATCAGTGGAAGTCTTAGTGGGCGTAGCAGGTTTGATAGGGGCAGAAGGTTCGATAGGGTCAGGAACATATGTCTTGGTAGGGAGGGCGTCTTTCATGCTGCGATAGTCGAGCAGCTTAGAGTAAGCAGCTGCAACAGCTATAGCAACAGTAAGTAACACACCAGCAGAAATAGCAAGTGCAATCCAGCCGATGGGACCACCAGCGGATTCAATCGCCATCTCAGCCTCAGTAACCGTCTCCAGTCCGGTTAAACCGGCGAGCTCTGTCTCAGTTTCAAGGATTTGGGCATCAATTGCCGCAAGCCATTCAGACGAGCCCACCTGAGTACCGGCGATAGATGTGGCTACAACCTGTGTCATTACGCGTTGAGTGCAGCCAAAACTGGCTCAAATAATTCAACTGTATATGACACATAAACTGTGCCGGTACCACCATAATTGGCGGAACCATTAAGGGCAGAGTCACTGCCAAAGTATAAGACCAAAGGAACACTGTCTGTATCAAGACCTGCTTGCGTACGGACATAATAATAGGGTTGCGTAAAGCTCTTAACATCCGCATCTACAAAAATACACTCATCTATGCCCAGATCAGGGCGAAATGCCTTCTCGGCATTGATTCCACCACCGACCCACGCAGGACCAATGGAGCTGCTGTCGGCAACAGCCACATTGGCCAAGCTTGCAGGAGCAGTGTCTTTGGAATCATAGGATAAGTAAATATAAGCAGACCCACCGATGCTGGTGGGTACATTAGGCACATATAGAAACCGAAGTGTCTTAAACTTATACTTCGAATAATTAAGTGCAATAGATGACAACCATGGAAAGGTGGAAGCAATACCAGGATTAATAGACTGAGAAGTCTGCAGACTAGCAAAGGTGTTCGTAGCAAAATTCTTAAGCACAGAAATTGACTCATAATTTTGCACGATCATCTTGCGACCCACACCAGCAAACACTGGCATGGTAGAATGCTGTTTGCTTGTAATTCCACCCATAGCCGCAGGAGCGCGCACACCCCCAGTCCGAGCAGGACGAGAAGGGTAACCATCTTTCTTATTTTGATTTTTCTTTTTTAAATTTTTCTTTATGGGAGCCATGTTTTGTATTGGATCCGGCAAACATGAAACCGGACTGTTCATCACATCGCCCCCGAAGGGTGGAGCCGTGCAGTCTCTCGGCATTTTGATTAGCACGTAAGTATTTACAGGATTGCTCCCAACGTTTTGGTCCGTTTAAGCGATGAAACCCAAATTATAATGTACACTCTAACCCCACAACCTAGAACCATTTTGGAAGGTGGACAAGCCCACCAAAATCTCGAACATGACACCGGAAACTTGCTCCTCGATAATAATCCTCAAGGGCAATTTGTTGTTCAGGAGTTGTTCCGAAAGCTAGATAAAAAGAATAACGCGTCTCCTCAGAAACCTTGGAGTAACGACGGGTCATCCCCTTGGAAAGCCAAGAGAGACCACCAGTCAACTCAACATCAGGAATCCTCTTACGACGCCCTGCCGATCTCCTCGACCTGCGAGTATCAGTTATGTCTGCAGCTGCACGTATGTAAGATGAATAAAATTCTTGATATACAGGAATGCCGCCACAGAGAGATAAACCTCCCTGACCTACGGCATCCATCCATAACTTACAAATGCGCGCAGACTCTAACTGCTTAAGGGAAAGGCAATCTTTAGCAATAGCTTTTGGAAAATTCCTCACCATGATGTAATGACCATCAACAAACACAGGATGTGTTTGGCAGAACTCAATTTGTTCAAGGGTAAACACAGGTTCCTCCACTTTCATGTTAAAACCCATTTCTAAGAACCAAATATCAAGTCCCGCAATGAAGCGTTTCAAATCCTTCTGTTCCATGAACACAACACAATCATCACCATTATTAGCTAGTGATACTTTCACGTCACGGGTAAGCGCATAGTTATGCACAAGAGCGCACATAATCAAGCAATTACCCATGGCTGTATTCATGTCACCACTCATCCTGCACCCCTCAACTTTATATTTTAACTTGCCATCACGACAATAGCCAGTCACATAGTTGGTGAGTTGCCAGGACAAGAGTTTCCTTAACTCCTTGTTGTTGCGATAGATGCCATTATAGACGGAATGTTCCCATTTCAACGCTTCAACGCTGACATGTTGATCAAACCGACTAGCATCCAATCCAACTGCAACAGGATGGTCAAAAGAGTTCCATTTATCGTGGAAGATCCGACCGGTTTGTTGTGCATTAAACCCTTTTAGTACAGTGGTATCACCAAAGATTTTGGCTATAGCGCCATAAACTCTGTGCTCAATCGGCCTAAGATACCGCCCAACCTCTACATTATATCTGGGATCCCTGGGGGAAATGATCCTGGGATCCGGGTCTGGCTTATCGTCAGAGTTGATGAACTCAGCCTTGACGAAAGCTTTTATGTGAGCGTCCCTTGGAACAATGTCGCTGGTAGACAATGAATCAACAGCACTCTGGTAAATAGTCCTCTTGCGACCCTTGTAAAAATCGACAAAAGATTGTCGAGATACAGGGGTGGTCGTGGAAAACTGCTTAATCAGAGCGATGCCAAAATATGACAACCGCTTCACATAGACACCTTTTGTGGGTTTCGGAGTAGAACATCCTTTAACGTAGAACACTCTCGTCAAAACACCACGCATCAGATTATTAATGGATGAATTATGTACAAGGTAATTGGCCGGGGGAGAAAATCCAACTACCTGAAAAAATCGCCTCACGTGGCGTAAGGGTCCTAAGTAATGCTCGACGGACAATGCGGAGTGAGTCAGTTCTGTAGCTCCTGCCTCGCTCCCCGTCAACTTACCTAGGCACCCCTATTCGGACTTGAAGCCCAACATACGGCCAATATCACCGTATGCGGACTCCCAC